GGGCTATCGAGTAGACAAGTGGAAGGACTCTAAAGAAGGAGATAAAACAATAGCGAGAGCCGTTTCATGGACTCCGCACGAAATATCAATTGTCTCAATTCCAGCGGATACAACCGTTGGCGTGGGGCGCACACAAACAGAAGAAATTCAAACAGGTGAAATAATGACCGACAAGGCAGAAGTAAAAGCAGAGAAAGTAATCGAAGCTCCAGCAATCAACGTACAAGCAGAGAAAGATGCAACGCGCAAAGCAGAAATGTCTCGTATCAAATCAATTCGCACAATGGCGGAAGAATTTGGACATGATGAATTTGGCCGAGCGGCGGTTGATTCAGGACAAGAGGTTGCAGATTTTAATCGTGAGCTACTTGAGAAAGTAGGCAAGGCCAATAAAGAAGCTCAAGCCCGACACGAAACAGAAACGAAAGAATCCATTGGCACGATTGGATTATCTAAGGGCGACAAAGACAACTTTTCAATTGTTCGCTTGATGGATGCAATCGCCAAGCCAAATGATCGGGCGGCGCAAACAGCGGCTGGTTTTGAGCTAGAGGTTTGTGCAGAAGCAGAGCGCAAATTGCCGGGCGACTTCAATGTACGCGGCAGCTTTATCCCCTCTGAGATCTTTGAGCGTGATTTGCTGGCTGGCACAGCTACAGACGGTGCGGAATTGGTTGGCACTAATCTGCTTTCTGGTAACTACATTGATGTGCTACGCAACAACATGGTATCACTACAAGCGGGTGTAACAATGCTCCCCGGTCTTGTTGGCAACGTGGATATTCCACGCCAAACCAGCGGCGCGGCGGCAACATGGATTAGTGCGGAAGATGGCGATGCGACTGAAAGCGAACCACAGTTCGACACAATTTCTTTGACTCCTAAAGACCTTGCGGCGTACACAGAAGTGACTCGACGCTTAACCATGCAATCAACGCCAGCAATTGAGGGCATTGTTCGCAATGACTTATTCACTGCGATTGCTTTGGGTCTTGATAACGCGGTTTATTACGGCGGCGGCGCTTCTGGTGTGCCACAGGGTATTGATGGTGCTACAGGCGTAGACGACCCCACTTTTGCAGGCCCGACTTACGCGGAAATGGTTACGCAAATGGCAGACCTTCGCCGCGCTAATGTTGGCAACGGCAATCTGACCTACATCGGCTCACCTGAATTTTGGGAATCAATGATTACCACAGGCAAGCAGGCGTCAGGCGTTGAGGGTAATTTCATATCTAACGGTGATTCAATCTTAGGGCGAAACTTCCTTGTTAGTTCGCAGCTAGTTGCTAATGACTTTGTTGTTGGTGATTTTAGCCAAGTGTTGATGGGTGAGTGGGGCGGATTAGAGCTCAATGTTGACCCATATACGCACTCTCTCAAAGGGAAAACTCGTTATGTAATCTTTAAGACTGTTGACTTGGCTATTCGCCATCCAGAAGCTTTTAGCTTCCATAACGCAGCTTAATTAATCGGGGAGGGTAAAACCTCCCCTTTTTACTTGGAGAACAATTATGTCAAAACTAATTAATGCTAATGTTGTTGAGCTGGAAGCACCAGCAAGACAAACGGCAACATTCAACACGGCGGATATTGATATAACGGCTTATTCTGGACCGTTTCACATAATCCTAACATCTTCTGCTGGTGGTGGCACTACGCCTACCCTGGACGTGAAGATGCAAGACGCTACGGCTTCTGGCGGTTCATACGCAGACATTACGGGTGCGGTATTCGCTCAAGTAACTGATGCGGCCGATGTTACATCAATGATAACCGTTCAAGCAGACGAAACCCGTGGATTTCTTAAGGTCGTCGGCACTGTTGATGGCACTAGCCCGACTTTCGACATGGCTGTTGTGGGCGTAGGTTGTCTACAAGCGGGACGCAATTCTAGTCAGGTGGTTTAAATGAAAATCGAAATCACTAAAAATACTTTTGTGGAAGGCAAGGCGGTTACCGAGGGTGATGTGGTTGATACCAAGCACGCATCTTTGTTAATAGGTTGCGGCAAGGCGAAAGCCTACGTTGAAGCACCCAAAGCAGAGCCTAAAGCTGAAATCAAGCAAGAAGCGAAACCCAAACCAGCCAAAAATCAAACTAAGTAATGATTGAAGATGGCGCGGAGTTTATTGATGACTTTGCAGTATCCGCAGTGCTTAAAGGTAATGCGGTTAGCGTGATTATTGATAAAAGCACGTTTTTTGAGCAGGGCATAGAAAAGCTACAACCAACAGCGGTTGGAACGTATGCGGAGCTTTGCCTAGCCGAAGAAGGTGATGTATTGAAAGTCGGCAATCTCAGATATGAAGTAATGGGGGCGCCTCTAAACGATGGCGCTAACACTCTAACCACTTTGATACTCCGACATGCATAACCGCAAGCTAATTAGAGACAGGGTGGGCGTGGTTTTAGGCTCACTCTCAGCAAGTGTATTCACCAGCCGAATTTACCCTTTAGCTGACGCTCAGTTGCCCGCTATCAAGGTTTATTTGGGTGATGAGGAGCTTGTAGAGGAAGCTTTATATAAGGGCGTTGTGGGTGTTGTCTCGGCAGACTTGAAAATAGATTGTGTCGTTAAAGTTAACGATACTTTCGATGATTCACTTGATGCAATCTTGCTACAGGTTCAAGGCGCGATGAGGACAGAGCGAAGCAATACTGATGCGGGTTCTTTGCCGCTATTAACTAATCTTTTTCACTATTCATCTCTAGAAGATGTTGAATTTGAGATGGGAGAAACGGACACGGGCGGCCAATCAATTATTTACAAAGTTCACTACGAGCAAAACTTATGAAACAAATCACAGTAACAAATGGTAAGCAGACAGTTGATATTCAGCCCGATCACTTACCAACATTTTTAAACAGCGGCTACAAAGTCAAAGACGACAAACCAGCCAAAAAACCAGAAACCAAAAAAGAGGATAAAAAAAATGGCACTATATAATGGCTTTGAAGGCTCAATGACCATCGGCTCTGATGCAGCCGTCGCTAATCTTGAATCGTGGAGCATAGACGGTTCAGGTTCAACATTCACAGCATCACCAAAAGGCACGTCTTTAGTTACCGGTGCAGTAGGGCCGGCAACGTACAAAGCTAATGTTGTCGCTTTTCTTGACCCAGCGGACACCAACGGTCAGGTAGCTTTAACGCTTGGCGCAACGATTTCAACGCTTAAGTTTTATGTTGCGGGTGAGACATCGGGCGACTATTTGTACTCAGTAGCCAGCGCAATAGTTGAGGCAGTCACTTACGACGACCCCAACGACTATTCAAAGTTTAACGCTACGCTTCATCTAAACGGCGTGCCTACTTTGAGTGCGGTTGCGTAATGGGATTACTACAAGAGCTTAAAGACCAGTATGATGAGCAGTTAGCGGCGGGCGAAAAGATACCAATCAAGATTGACGGATTAAAGGGGGAGTATTTTGTTGTTAAAGGTGTTATCTCGGCTAATCGGAAAAATCGGATAGCGGTAGCTTTTCAAGATGGCCCGCTCGCTTACGCTGCAGCGGTTGTAATTAACACTTTGCGAAACTCGGACGGTAAGTATGAGCTGATGGGTGTTACTGTCAAAAGTCTTTTGGAGAGTTCTTTGTCTGATGTTATTGACGACTTAGCTTTTGAGATACAGCAACACGTCTTAATCAAAGATGATGATGACGTTGCTAATATTGATGAGGTCGTTGTCGCCAAGGGAAACTTAAGCGAGACCCCGAGCTGTGGGCAAGATTCAGTCTAGCTAAAGCCTTAGTTTTACCCATTGAAGCCGTCATGGATTTTGACGAGTGGACTTTCTGGCATTGGATAGCCTTTCACAAACTTGAGAACGAGAATCAATGACTACAAAAAGTTATGTAGACATACACGGTCGCAATAAGACCGGGCGAGCTTTCAAACAAGTGGAGGGTAGTCTTACGCGCATGGGTTCGCTTGCGGGCAGGGCGGCGGGCGCTTTGGGGTTGGTGGGTGGCGTTAGTTTGGGGTTTTTGGTTAGAGACACTATTAAATCAGCGGCTAGTATGGAAAAACTAGCGGCCTCAATGAAAACGGTGACAGGCAGTTCTGCGAATGCGGCGGCAGCATTAAAACCGATCAAAGAGTTTGCTAAAACTACGCCTTTTGATCTTCAACAAGCTGTTCAGGGTTTCGTTAAGCTAAAGGCGCTTGGGTTAGACCCCTCTATTGATTCTCTACGCTCCTACGGCAACACAGCCTCGGCGATGGGTAAAGACCTTAATCAGATGATTGAGGCCGTTGCTGATGCTGCCACGGGCGAATTTGAACGCTTGAAAGAGTTTGGAATCAAGGCCAAATCACAGGGTGATCAAGTGACGTTCACTTTCCAAGGAGTGGCTACCACAATCGGTAAGAATGCGGCAGAGATTGAGGGGTATCTAAAGGGTATTGGTAATAATGCGTTTGGTTCTGCAATGTCAGACCAAATGGATACCATAGGCGGCGCATCCTCAAACCTGAAAGATTCATTATTTGAGTTGCAAGTAAGATTTTCAGAAACTAGTGGATTAAGTGATGCGCTAAAGTCTGGGATGCTAAAAGTGTCTGAGGCATTTTCAACAGCTACACAATATCTATCTGAAAACAAGGACAAGGTACAAGAGATAATCGGTATTATACCGATTGCCACTAAAACATTGATTTTATTTGGCGCTACATTTCTGGCACTGAAAACAGGGACGGCGGTAGTTATTGCTATGTCTAGCGCAATGAGCCTAATGGGCGCGTCTGTTACTGCTCTAGGCATTAAAAGCGCGGCGGCGGCGGGTGGCGTTACCATTCTCAAGGGTGCGATGGCGTTATTGGGTGGGCCAGTGGGGGTTATTGCTTTAGCGGTTACGGCTTTGGGTTTTTATATCTTTAAAGCACAAAGGGCAGCGGAGGCAAGTGTTCAGTTTTCTCGTTCAATTAATGAAATGTCTGCAACAGGCTCGCAGTTTGAATTTGACCGTATAGATAAAGAGCTTTCTGGACTTAATGAGGAATTCAAGAAGGCTAAATCAAAATTAGATGATTTTAATGCTAGTGGATTTCGGCATATAAACATGCAAGCGGCGTTAGAGTCTAAACTTGCGGATGTTAAAAAGCGCATAATTGAAGCGCAAAACGCACATAAAAAAGTTACGGCAGCGGCGGAAAAGAACCGTAAAGAAGCAGAGCGACTAGAGAAGATCCAGACGGACCTTAATAACAGCTTTAAAACCACAAACGTTGTAGTACCGCAAACAGGTCGTAATCTCACAAATCTCACAGGCGATGTGAAAGATCTGATTACACGCACTAAAGAACTATTCGGCGTTTACGGCAAGTTTGAAAGCGCAGCGGATGAAGTTAGCGACATACTTTTACAAAACTCCAAAGATGCGGCGCGGCTTGATGGGTTATTAAAAGAGCTAAATAAAAGATTCCCAGAAGGCACAAGAGACTCTAAGGCTTATAAGGACGCATTAGAATCGGCGGGCTTTCAAACAAAGACTCTGGGAGATGATACCGAAAAAACAACTGGCATCATGGCAGACGCTTGGGAGCGTTTCAAGGACTCAGCATTTACCTCACTACAAACATTCTGGCGCTCAGGCTTAGACGGCACAAAAAGCTTCTCAGAGTCAATCAAGAACCTTTTCAAAGACATGATAGCGGGCATACTCGCGCAGATTACCGCGCTTATTGCTTCTAATTTATTCAAGAAGTTCTTAGATTTCCTCAACCCCAATAGCACCACATCTACCGGTATCTTTGATGGTGTTCTTTCTTCAATTACTGGCAGCGGCGGCAAATCTGGTGGTGGCGGTATAAGCGCGGGTAATGCAATTTCAGCAGCGGGTGGCATCGGTAAAGCAGCAAGCGCGGTTAGTGGCATTCAAGTCACAGCGGGCGCAACGCTTGGAGACTTAGCAATAGCGGGAGTTGGTAAAGTGGTTGGTGGCGTTAAAGCAGCGGGGGCGGCAATCTCAGCCGCTTATGGTTCAGTAACAAGCGCACTAGCGGCAGTTCCTGGTTGGGGTTGGGCGGCAGCGGCAGCACTATCAGCAGCAGCGGCAATATTCGGTGGAGGCGGGCGCTCACCTTTCGAGCTGGGCACTGACCAACTAAACGCAGTTAATCGAGCGCTAGAAGAAGGGCGCACAGCAGCGGTAGATTTAGGCGATTCTCTGACTTTCAGAGGAGGCTTTGACGAGTTTAGCTATTTTTTCGATATCGCGGGGAAAACTAAAAATGAGCTTCAAGAAATCGGTAAGGCTTACCAGCGGATAACGGGCGCAGATCAAGCGTTGGCACTGAATAACACCACGCTACGGATTGAGGACTTTAGCCGCAATTTTAGCGAATCAAACAACCTTGTAATCGAGCAGCTACGGCAAGCAATCGCAGAGGTTGAGAACGGTGCAATTCAAGCGGCTGGCGGTGTGCAGAGGGCGTTTAGTGGCTCATTGAGCGGCATTATCATTGATTTTGATGGTTTGCGCAGAAACTTGGAGCGAGAGATAAACGTCAAGGTAAACACACAAACAAATCAACAAGCGCCAAGCCGCGCAGAACAGCAAAACACCAACAATCTGCAAACGCTAACCAATATTGCTGTTGGTAATAGTATTCAAAACCAGCCTCTGTTTGGCACATGAGCGCAGACGCGATACTAGCTAGCGGAAGGGCGTTTAATGTTGTTCTTCGTGGCGTTTTTGATGTGCAAACCAGTTACGGTTTGGTGTACCAAGAAGATTTGTTAAATGTGCTAGGTCAGGCCACAGATATTGTTGATGTAGACGATTCTAGCGTATGGCTTTCAATGCATCCGGTTCGAGGTTTATCGACCTTACAAGCAATTTTAGCGCGTCCGTTTTTAGAAGAAACCCTAAGCGTGGAATTTACCACAGATCCGAATTTCACCATTACGCCGGTCAAAATTCACGTAGACGATAATCTGATTATTGCAGACCAAAGCCTACAAGATCGCCTTTTCACAATGTACATCGGTTATGCCGATGAAGATTGGTCGAGTTATGTTGTCTGGTTTACCGGCAAAACAATTGGAGGTGTAAGAAAGCAAGAAGAATTACGGCTTGACTTATCAACGTACTCACCATTGACCCAATATTTATGGCCTACAGCAGTTCTAGGGAATGGCGAATGCTCACCAGAGATACTAGGCACCGTTAACGGGATTGTGCCTGTTTACACTGGGCGCGCTGGGTTCTGGAAATTTACCACCACAGCATTTACGGTTGCGGGCGCACCTCAATCTAAGCTAAATCCCCACATCGGGATGGATGCAAATAGCCAGACCTATCATGGTTTATTTACCACTTACATCCACGACGGGTCGAGTATTGTGGCAACGGCTAGTGAGACTAATGCGTTACCCGAAAACGTGACAGACGCTACAACTGGTGGTGATATTGACAACTCTGGCGACTTCATACAAATAACCTTGCCCGACAATTCTGGCGCGGGTGAGACAGTGGGATTGACTTTTGGAATGAACGGCTCACCGACCGCCATGGTTAATGGTGGCTTATTTTTCTACAACGAGTTCGACATTCGTATGTCTACAGACTCAAGCGTAAGTAGTTGCACTTTGGGCATAGACATATTTACTGTTGACAACTCTAGAGTGTTCAACGCTGGCGAGATTTACACGTTCAGGCAACCGCTAGAAGAGATAACTTTAGAGGGGGCAATTCTCGAACTGTCAAAATCCGCGAGCAACAACGCGCACGATATTATCTTTGATGTTCTTGCGGTTAGGCGCGTTTTCGTAAGAAGCGATGATTGTGCTGTTAGGGTGTTCGACTCAAACGGAAAGAAAGTACACGCATGCCAAGTTGCCAACGTGAACGAATATACAAAAGTTGAGGGTGTGGCTTTATTTGACTTAAATGGAAATCTACTTGTTAGCGAAGGCCTAACTAGCTTCACGATGGATGCGGTGGGCGCTGATGATGATATAAAATCAATTGCTGCGATTAATCAAATAGCAGACGAGGCGACAGGGAGTCAGGCATCTATTACTGCGAGTTTCACAGGCGAACAAATTGGCTATTATGCGAATGAGCAGAGGGCAATGATTCAGCACGTTCGAGAGATTGCGGCACCACTAGATTACATCGTCAAAAACAATCTAACTGACAGCGATCTATCAGTCACAAGACGCTACAACAGACAACCTGTTGATTTTGATGGAGTAGCACAGACAGCGGCCGATTTCACGATCGCGCAAGCGGACATTGTCGATGGTTCAATTCAGCCTTCGCCAATTAAAAACGGGTTCGGCAGATTTATCGCGCGTTACAACTTGCATCACCAAAGCCCGCAAGAGTCGGACGTGGAGTCAGTTTTTAATGTCAAGGGGATATTGACCAAGGTTAAAACTTTAAACACATGGTTACGCGAATCAGTAGCCGCTGCAAATGTCGCGTCGCTGGTTAGTAGAGGCTCGGCTGAGGTCATACCAGTCTCGCTAAGCGTGATAGGCCAAGGGTTGGGATTTAGAACAAATGATGTTGGCACTATTATACACAGAGATATTAGAGCCGGAATAGCACATTTAACAAGTGTTCGAGAAGTTGGCGCTAACACAGAGATAAGAGTAGATATTTATGTCTAGTATTACATTCAG